ACCATAATCATTGCTCCCTTGATTATAAGCATCCATTATCTGCTCTTCAAACATTTTATTGGCTTGTTCAATTATTGGTTCATCCATTTGAATTGTTAATCCAGTTAGTTTATTTATTTCTTTAACTAACCATTCTACTGCTGTTTTCATTCTATTCTGATTTAAAGGTTATTACTTCTTTTTAAATTGTTCAAACCATTTGTCAAAGTTTTTTGTAAATTCCCTTGGATTACCCGTAGCTGGAACTTGCCATCTAACTTCTTCAGCTATTTTTCTAACTTCTTCCTCACTATACATTCTTTCAGATTGCCATTTAGCACCTGCTATAAAATGATTCATAATATGTTGATTCTTAATATAAGGAGGCTTACTTCCAGCACTTTCTTGAAACTTATCATTATAATTTTCAACAGCTTCTTCTAATGTTTCTTGTTTCATATTACTTTTTTAAAAATTAATTTTCCAAGATCCAAGTAATTCAGGATGAAAATGAGCTACAAATAACCATACAAGAATAGTCATAGATATTATACCATCTATCTTCTTAAATAGTATCAAACTTTCCCAGTGCTTATGTTTCTTAAAATACTTAGCTACAGGAGATTGTAAAATAGATAGTATAAAAATAGCTAAGTAAGCATACCATAGTCCACTAATTGCCATTCCTAAGATTAACCATACAAGATAGATTGCTGAAAAACAACCAGTTACAAGTTTCATTGATTTTATATCTTCATCATCATTTGGCAACATGTAAATTACTCTTACAAATGCTCTTGTTTTAATGAACACCCACATTTCATACATAAAGGCTGCACCTATCATAAGTGCTAATAACACATCTTTCATAACTAATAGTTTTCAGGTTTACTTTCAAATTTATGTTTCATAATTCTTTTGATCAGATCTACACAGTAGTCTACATCATGTAGTGTAATTCTACCTGTTTTAGATTCTACTTCAGCACAATGGTGTATTACTTGGAATACCCATTTATTTACTTCAGCAATCATGTCTTCTTGCTCTTTATAAGCTTCATCTAGTCTAGTTTCTAAGTCTGCAATAACCTCATCCTTAACTTTAAGCCATGCCTGTGCTTTTTCTAAGTTAAGTTCCAAATCACTCTTCATCATTACAAAATCATCATTCTTAACCTTCTTAGGCCTTCCTGAATTTTTTACTTTATTGTTAACTGCCATCTTTACTTGTTTTTTTTGTTCTAAATAATCAATAATAAAACCAATAGCAACTAGTATATTCATACCACAGGATGCTATTATTTCATGAATATCCTCATATATAGTGGACATCAAATGTACATGACCTACCATCCAGAAAGGTACGGATAAGTTTTGACTTATCCATACCACCAGATATTTTAGAAAGTGTTTCACGGTTTGGCTATATAGTCATATGCTGCTTTACTACTAGTCATCTTGTAAGTATAAACTTCAGTAGTACAATAACTCTCATTTATCCTTATTTTCATGTTACTTGCCCTTTTAAAGTCATTTACAAATTCCGGGTTCTCACCCATGTCCCATGTTATATAAATAATATCTGAGGACTTACTTTTATAACTATTGAACTGGAATTTCTTGTTAACTTCACTTACTGTAAGTACTACATCTACAGTTGGATAGTCATCACAATAATAACCTCCTATTACAGCTAGTACAACAGCACTATCCAAATTAAGCATATAAGCATATGCATCATTATTTACTGGAGTTGTGGCAATTCTATATGGTTCATCAAAACCATTATTAATAACTTCATAACTCCATTGAGCATTAACACATCCTGTAATCAATACTGCTAATACTAAATTAATCACCTTCTTCATTGTTCACTGTTTTTTTCTTCTCTTGCTTGTCCGTAGTGGGCTGAGAACTTTTTGTTTGCTTGTTGTACTTTTCCAATCTCTCCTGGATTCTCTTGTTCAAAAGATTGTAATCTAAAGCTATCTTTTTTTCTCTCATACTCTTTCCATTCAAAAATTTCTAACTCTTTCATTCTAGCAACATCTGCTATAGTCATACCTTCTGGTATTCCCCCATTTACCTCCATAATTTCTATACAAATTTCCTTCATTCTTCCCATAATTTCAAACTTTTTTCTAAAAATAATTTAATTGTAACTCTTATGTCTCTATGACCAAGAATAGAACCTGCTGCTTTTAGTTTGTTATAAAATCTTCTATCTAAATCTAATTCCACTCTTACAGCCCTACCAACCTTTACATGGTCATTAACTGTACTAAAGTCAAATGGAAACATCTGCGCATATACATAAATATTTTCCTGATATGATTTATCACCATGAAGTTGTCTTACTAGTCTTTTGTTATAGTTAACAACATCTCTGTGCAATCCAATAGTCTTAGCAATTGTATGCTCTGTCATCATGAATCTATATGCAAGAATTCCAATAAGATAACTTCTTTGATCAACAAGAACTCTTTTTCTAGTTTTGGTAATCAAAGGAAGAAGTGCTGTTAACACATCTTCTTTACCATAATCTTCCATACTATACTAAATCTAGTTCTGCTTCCTTTTCCTCTACTTTTTTCTCTTTAGCAACTAATGCTTCTAATGGTAAAAACCTAGTTGCATCATAATACTCATAAGGAAAGGACTTTTTGGACAGTTGGACTTCTTTGAGTACAAGCCCTACTTTACCTGGTTGTAATCCCATATTTATAACAGATACTACAGTGTATACTACACCTTCTTCTATCCATTCTTCCATTGGGATTTTACCGGGTTTATTAGCTGAGTCAATACAAATGACCTTCATACTCTTCAATTTCTGTTTTTAATTCTAGATCTTCCAAGTCATTTTTAATTTCTAACATCTCTAAAAAATTACCAGATTTAACAGAACATTTACCTCTATTATGAACTGTAATAGCACATTGCTCAGCTTGTGTAGCATCATGATTACAGAATCTTATAAGACAGGCAATAACATATAAAAAGTCATGAACATCATCATTATGCAATACTAACTTATGTGTTTTTACATCTTCCATACTACTAATATAATGAAATATTAAAATCTTTCCAAATAATTTTAGTCTGGTCAAAGTTCTCTAAAGCTTCTTTAACCCACTTTTCATCTACTGTATCCATATAACATAGTATATGAACAATAGCTTTATCATCTGGATTTAACCGGAGTAACCTACCTATTCTCTGTGCTGCTTTCCTCTCATTACCATATGCATGCATAATAATACCCTGTTTAAGATTAGGTATATTCACACCCTCATTTAACTGCAGTACAGTAGAGAGCTTGTCTATTTTTCCTTCCTTAAACATGAGTAAATTATCCTCTGACTCTTTATTATTACTATGATAACTATATGGACATAACTTATCAGCCTGTGCTTGAGTATTAGCAAATACAATACACTTAGTACTAATACTTTCCATTAGCTTTTTAGTATATAACTCTTTACTTGGATACTCCATTAAGGCTTTCATTCTCATTACTCTAAGCATGTGTATGTTTCCGGATCCCACATCTAGTCTCCTAGACCAATAAGTATAGTTATCTATTTCAGATGCCATATACTGTTTATTACCAGTCTTGACCGGATACACTTTATTATTAGTTAACTGTAACTGATGTACTACTATCTGGTAGTCATTTAGTATTCCATTCTCCACAGCATCATCTGCTTTAAATGTAAATACTACTGGACAGAATTCATTTACTAATTTACCCTTCTCTGAATAATCTCTCTTAGGTGGAGTACCAGTTAGACCTAGAATTTTACCTCTAAATAACTGGAGAAATCCCCTGTGACTATCCAATAGACTATGCATCTCATCCAAATAGACAGCATCATAATCATTAGGATTGTGTTTGTTCAGACTTAAGTAAGTAGTGAATGTTATTCTACCTAATAAATTTTCTTTACCAAATTTTACAGCATCATCTTTCCAGGACTGGAAGATTGCTTTCTTTGGTGCTACTACAAGACATCTCATCAGTGGAGTAGTATTGAGTTCCATGTGAGTAAGACCAACTAGAGTCTTACCCACACCAGTACCCAATGCAACACTAGATCTTTGTCTACCTTCAGTAGCTTTAATTGCTTCTTCTTGGACTTCTTGCCTATTCATATTTTTTTAAGTATTAAACACCCATTCTCATCAAGTTTTGGTACTGATTTATAAGTTGTAATTTTATCTCCACTACCCTTAACCCCTTTTACGGCACCAATCACTTTTGTTTCATCAACAACTTTCTTTATCTCAATCTCGACTTCAATTTCTGTTGGTTGTTGGAGGGATTGGATAATTTCATCATAGGATAAATCATCTAAAACAAATCTTGGTTCAGTTGGTCTGCCATAACCATTGTGTGTCTCTTTTACACTACCTTGTTTTGCTTTATCAATAGCCCTCTTCATATCCTCCAAAGTAAACACCTTGTCTTTATTCAACTCCATTGCTTTGTTGAAGCCGTAAACTATTCCATCTTTAATTCCAAAACCATGACTAGCATTTGATACCTCTAACGGATGATCCTCAGCCAACTTCTCAACATCAACTACACCAAATATCTCATCACAGTTTTGTTTGGATAGTTTCATCTTATCTTTTACTTCTAACATAGATGTATCAGTTGTTGCTATAACAAATCTTTCATGATTAATAAGCATATACTCATCATGATCTTTAATTAATTTTCCTTCCATATGTAATTTTTATATATTCCATTTTTTTTAACAATAGCATTTCTTATGGCATTTGAAAAAACTTTCCTTTCTTTATTAAAGAATAATGCTGCTTCAGCAAAAGAATTAAAAACATACATTTTATTGCTATTTAGACAAATTGCTGATATCCTCTTTTTTAATTGTTTTTTAATTGTAATTTTCAATGGAAAGTTTATACTAAACCTTTTCCAATAGTATTCACCACCCATATAACCCTTTTGAATTGAGTTTCTAATAGAATTTTGACTTATACTCAAAAGTTCAGAAGCCTCAGTTACATTATTAAATACACTCATAAAAACACCATTAGAATCATATTGTATAATTTTTAAGTTATTTGGATGATTAATACCTTTCTTACCAAACATTGGATTTTTTGAACCTGCTTTTGATAAAGAACACTTCTTTTTAAAAGTACTATTCATTTTTCTACCTAAAGGGGAACCAGCAACAGGACAAATATTATATGCTTTTTTTCTAAACTTCTTAGGCTCTTTTGCACAAAGTTTTGTGTCTAAGTAAAATTGCTCTCTTTCTAACAGTAATTCTTTATTACATATTTCAAGAATTCTAAAAGTAAAAACAGACACACCATGTTTATTATAAGCACTTTGTAAATGTTTATTAATGTGTCTGTTCTCACTTAGAGATTTTAAATGTGACCAAGAGGACTTTCCAAAAATTCTTTTATAGATATTTACTGCACTTCCAATATAAGATTTTTTACTTATAGTATTGTGTATCATATAAATACCTGTTATATTAAAAGTATGACTAAAATTATTTTCCATACACAAATATACAAAAATTCTTGGACTTGATCTTTTGTCATTTTGTTAAATTAAATATGTTTTTGCTTATAAAAGCTTCTGCAGCTCCTGTATCACTCATTGCTTTAACAGTCTTAATGTGTTTATCAAGATTTCTTAAGGCTTCAGTATGATCATACTCACCCCAAGCTCTCATAAATACCTGTAAAAATTGGTGTTTAACCCAACGGTCAGCAGAACCAATCTTTAAAAAGAATTCATTAAAAGCTCTAGCCATATCTTCTGCTTCAGGATTTGTTATCTTGAACTTACCAGACTTTATTAATTGACTTCCAGTAGCAACAGCTGATGTACCTCTTGTACATATTGCGGCAAGCATTAATGGTTCAATATTGTATCTGTTCCTTAGGTCAAATAATTGAAAGTAATCTGGAATATGCATTTTATAAGCATTAACATAATTAAGTAATGTCCATGGCTTTGAAGAGTTATTCAACATTGCCATTTTATTTACTAAATCTACTTTTTCCTTAGCTTCAATTATTATATAAGGTATTTCAAGATCATCTGCACACAATGCATTAAATAAATGCTGTCCATCTACAATGTATAACTTAGTTGTTCCATCAATAAACTGTACTTTTACACATATTATTGGTCTCACAACACCCATTGCTCTAACACTCATAATCATTTTTTGTATATGAGAAGGATCTGGGATTCTATTTATACTATCAAGAAAATAAAACTTTTTGTAATCCTTGGTAAATTTAATTTTCTTTAATAAACTAACTGCATCTTTTAATTCTGTTTTCATAATCATATCTTTTAAAATCATAAATAAATAATACTAAATCTTCTCTGTCTTAATTAAAAGACTGTTTGCATACAAAGTGTTTCTAAATGCTGCAATAGCCACTTTAGCAGTTTCAAGTTTCTTACTTTTTTGAAACTCATCATACAATTCATTACCAACAGTCTCAGACTTGTCAGCAACTTCTTTAATTTGTTTTGTGTTTGCTTTACTCATTTTAGTTCTTTTAGTTCCCTATAAAGAGAAATTTGTTTTCTTTTCATGTCAATCATCTCAGGAGTAATCTCACTAGCTTTTAAACCAACAGTTGTCATTAAAGCACGTTTAACATAGTCATTAGTTAAATTTTCAGATGCCTGCTTTCTATAAGATACAGCCCATTGTTTATTATTCTTTAACCATTCACTGTGCCTAGCTCTTATGTATTCTTTATTAGTAGCATAATACTCTTTGTTTTTAAGCTTTCTTACATCAAATGTTCTATTGAGATACTCACTTATTCTTTTACAAATAATCTCTTTATTATTTGCATAATAAATCTTATAGTTTATTTCTTGACATTTCTTAGAAGCTAAAGCATTTAATTCTGGAGTAGAATATTTTACTCTACACCAGTTATCATTATTAGCTTTTTGTTTCATTCTTATTATTTCTTTTACATCAGGTGAACTAGATTTTGATCTAATTTTATACTTATCAGCAAATACACCAAATCTATAACAGGTATTAACTATATTACTTTGTGTGGTTTTTAAAAATTTTGCAGCTTCACCATAAGTATTAAATTCATAAAGCAAATTGTCATTAAGATCATAGACTTTAACCTGAGCTCCCATTTTCTCCTGATGCTTTTTACGAGTTTTTTCAGGTAGTTTATACATTGGAGTAGATAAGATATCTTCTAAAGACCATTTTTGTTTAACTCTAGATTTAACAGTATCAAAACTAAGACCTGACTCTTTTGCAATTATTTCACAATAATCTTTCTGTCTGTACATTACTCCTTTATACTCATATCTAAAATAGTCTTCCCTACATGAAAGTCCTGTTCTCTCTCTATAATCTTTAAGAGCTTTTCTCCTTGACTCTATACTTTCCTGAGTAATTTTATCTCTAGACCAACCCTCACTAACAAGCTTTTTCATAATATAGTTATCATCTAAATTAGCAGTTGATTCTCTCTTACGTTCATAATCCCTCTGCTTATAAATCTCT